TTAGTCAGTGTCAGACTCCATCACCGCTGGCGTGGGCGGAAATGTCGTGTCGTCTGACGGGGTGATGACGAGTCGCGGGACATTGTAATTCGCCCCAATCTGGTCGAGATCGCTTCCGGCAGCGTAAGCCAGCATGACCGCACGCGCGGCCTCGTTGACGCGCTGTCGCCAGATAACTCCCCGGTAGGCGTTTTCCTCCAGCAGCTTAACAATCGGCTCTGATTCGAGGATCAGCGTGCGCGCGACTGCCTCCTGTTGTTCCTCCGAGTATAACGAGACGAGGGTCGTCTTTCGCTCTGCGAGGATGGTCTCATAGTCCAGCACTTCCACGATATCAGGCGTAAGGTCAACAATTGCCATAGCGTTTAACTCAGTGGAATGGTGAGGGAAAAGGGCTGGCCGTTAGCCGATCGCGTGCCGGTGATATCGACATACAGCCCGCCGTCGGTCTCCGACCGCTCAAAGGTGATGGTTGTCAGACTGACGCGCGGCTCCCACTTCAGGATCGCGGAATAGCACGCGGCCATAATCTGCAATCGCAGTGCCGGTGTCTGCGGCTGGTCAATCAGTGCCGACAGAAGCGAGCCGTATTCACGGCGCATGACGCACGAGCCAACCGGTGTGACGAGAATGTCGCGCACGCTCTGCCTGATATGTTCAACCTCAGAGATACTGAGGCCGGTCTGGCTGTTCATTCCGAGATAACGCACCGTCATTTAGTACCCTCCCCTCCGTCCAGCTTCCGCCCCGTTCAACGCCGCCGTGGTCGTGGTCATCCACCTGCACGCCGTTTGAGGTCAGTTTCCCGCCGGTGTGCTCGATGTTCCCGGTCATCTTCCCGCCCTTCTGCACTTCGAGCGTGCCGGTCGTCAGTTTGTTGGTACACACCACCTCGGGCGTATCGAGCGTGATGCGGGCCGTGGCTTTCACCAGCACCACCGGCACGGTGGCCGTGATGGAATCCGACGCGGTAACATCTGCGGTTTTAATACCTGACACGATGAGCGCACTGTTCTCGGGTTCGTACTCAATGACCGCGCCATCAGGGAAGGTAACGTGAAGCGCATCGGGTGAGACTGACGGCGCGGGATTGTCATCTGAGAAAATGCCCGGTAGCACAAAGGCCGTATCAAGCTCACCGCCGATGGCCAGCAATAACACCTGCTCGCCAACGGATGGAGCCCACCACACGCGAGAGCGACCGGCGCGGCAGGTGAGCCAGTTGAGCCAGGTGGTTTGCATGCCGCCGGTCTGGACACGACACAACCCCTCGTCGTGGTCGACGTTGGTCACGATGCCGGTGCGGATGAGGTTGCGGATCGCGCGTGCGATTTCTTGTAGAGAATTTAAATTATTCATACGGGAAGGATGCCGCTGGGAAAGGCCAGCGGCAATCGAACAGGGTTTGGTGAAGCATGGAACAACGACAACAAAAACAACAACAACCTGAATAGCGCTAACTCAACTTCAAAAATACGAGGGTAATCTAATCTTATTTTTGTACCGAACCAAATAAACAAAACACAAAAAATTAAGCACTGATAATTAACCGTTAATCAACAACAACTTCAAAATCCACACCAGAAATATTCAGCATAACCTCATCCCCAACAACCGAAATAAAGTCGGCCTCATTAGTAAGAAAATAACCGTCAGGACTCCTTGCCCCAACTATCGTCCCATAAGCCGTGTTAAATGACATACCCTCTGAAATAGAATATGTATAACCGCTGTATCCCTGCTGGTACAAACCATCCTTTCCCTTTGGGTAACTAGGATAGAGTTGCTTATTATACTTTGGTTTAAATGTATTAATTACAGCTTTCTCAGCATCTGCGATTATCCTATGGTAATCAACTGAGAAATTTAAATCTTCATCATCAAAGTCATCTGACCCACTAAAAGTGGTAAGGGTAATGGGCTCAATCTGAAACAGCAAAAGAAATGTTTCATCGCTCACTCTAGCACCATTTGAACGCTGTTCTTCTCCAGCCAATATATCCATCCTAGCTTTATGGCCTTTTGCGATCAAACGACTATAACTATCTTGATTTTCTTTAGCAATCCCTACATATAACATATCAAAATTCATTAGCTCACGATAATTATCAAATCCACTTACAAAATCCTCGTGTCTACCGCGCCGCATCAATAATTCATCTGGAGTAAGATTCATAACTATTTCATCACCACAGAGTAGAGTAATGAAATCCTCACCCGCTTTCATTCTAAGCAAAAATTCATCTGGTGCATGATTAAGAAAACGCATCCGAGAAATATGTATCACCCCCTTAGAACACCCCCCTGAATCAAGAACTATTTCGACCGATATGTTTAACTCACTATCAACACTTGCGCCTCTGACGAATTTTGCTTTTGATCTACCACAAATCATATAAAAATGACTTTGTCGCAACCTTTGTATAATTTCGACATCGTCATTTGTAATTCTAACTGCTAATGAATTAGGTATCGGAGGTGCTACGAGATTTATAAAAGCGCTGCATGATTTGCGATCGTGTGTTGCCATTACCTACCCCTTGCAATTAATATAGAATATATAAAAACATATCTTCGCGATGTTGTATCGCCTCTGAATTACAACTATAGTAGAGTGAAAATATGCTTCACTGCAAGTGGCATTATTACTTAGTTAACAAACCCATACGGTTACCGCCTTAGAACTTAACAGATGTTCATACTTTTAAAATTAAATTACCCCATATCAACTTTCGCTTAAAAAATGGATGATCAATTTATGAATAAGTTGCCTATCTGTCTGGTTAAATCCTAGTAGCTCGCGTTCTACATACTGCACATCCCGAGCATGTATGTTTGGCCGGTCTTTAAATCCGTATTGATGAATCCGTGCTATGCGTTGCACCTTGCCGCTAAACTCCACCACAGCAGCATCATTGCGTCCACTGGCTTTCATGTAGCGACTCGTACGCAGCTTCTGAAACATCTCCTTTTTAATTCTCCCCTTCTTTTCCCTGAGCGGCTGGCGTTTTCGAGCCTGATACGGCGTTCCATCCGAGGCTTTTTGCTGTTTGATACGTTGCTGTTGCGCCGTTCTGAGTTGCTTCGCAATCTCACCGGCAAGCTTCCGGCGCCCTGCGGGTGACAGGGCGGCAAGCAGCCCGGCGAGCTTGTTATCAAAGGGTTTAAAGTCACTCATCCCACTTGCTCACCAGTTCGCCGTTGATATAGAGCTCTTTTGGACGCGTGACGGGTTCAGGCGGTGGCGGCTCCGGGGCATAGCTCACATGCAGCGCGCCGTTTTCCTCCCTGATGATGGTGCGCTCGGTGAGCTGGAGGCTGATACTGATATCAACCGTATCACCGTCGTTTAAATCCATCTGGAAGCGGTAGCCCTTTTTATGCCCCTCATCGAGCGTGCAGATATCCGGCTGGTTTTCCCTGAGCCACGCGGCTACCGGCACGAAAATCAAATCAGGATCGCCTACGAAATCGCACACGATCACATTCAGGGTGTAAATTTTCTCATGGGACAGGGAGGCCGCGAGCCGTGCATCGATATTCCCCTCGTCGGCAAAAATGCGCATCATCTCGGGGTTGGTTTTAAGCTGCGGGATGGCGTCAGTTAACGCTTTTCGCAGGCTGATTGCTTTCTTCATCGAGTTTATCCTGACAGGCTTTGACGGTTTCAATCTGTAACGCGCAGGCGGCGAGCGCGTGCTCAAGCCTGCGGATATCTGCACTCAGGGAGCCATTAGTGGCCGGGTCGCTTCCCGGCATCGGGCAATAGCTCACTTTCGGGCAGGCGCTGTAAACAATGACCAGCGGAGGCGCAACCGGCGCGGGTGTGCAGCCTGCGCACAACATCAGGCAGCTCAGCGCTGTATGCCGAAGGTCTTTCCGAGATTATCCAGTAGCTGATACCCCGTTCCGCTGTGGGTGAAATGTGGGATCGGACGGTCTAAATAATCTGCATCCGGCACGCTGAAGGTCAGGCCGCTGTGCTCTGTCAGCCAGCTGGCCACTTCGCGCAGCGTGGGGGGCTGGAAGGAACATGGCCAGAGGCGTTCGAATACGCCGACCAGTTTACGAACAAACAGACGCTGAAAGCCGTTTTTAGCAGGTTGCGAGCGTTCCACGTACCCGGTAAACCAGCGCAACACCAGATCGGTGTATCGCCGCCGCTGTCTGGCTGGATATCCGCTGCTGAATCGCCTGGCTGATATGGGGCAGACCTTTGCCCGGTGGATGCAGCTGTTTCCCAAAAATCGCACGGGTACGCCGTGAAAACTTACACGCGGCTCATCGGGTCATTGACCCGACCGCAAGGGATTTTTAAATAAATATTTATCTATCGACTAAATTTCCCCTTGTCCCAGCTCTCGCCACGGGCCGTTAAGTCAATTGACGGCGCGGCCGCTATTCCCTCAGCATCATAAAAAAATGCGGACGTTGTAAAGCTGTACACAGTGCCGTGAACAGTAAATGAGATATTGTTGCCTATGCCTTCAACTTTTGCGCGGGCGGTATTCGCTGTAAGTGTGGGCGCGATATGTTGTTTTTCGAGAGCCACCAGCGGATCACCGTCAATCTTACTCGCTAAAAAATAACGATACACTTCCCCGGTGGTCATGTTCGAGCCGTCATACTCAGTAATGTATAACCAGGTCCGGGGCGTGAGCTGGCGAACTTGATATAGCCGATCACTAACAGTTAAACGCTGTATATGTTGGAAATAACAGTACCCCGCGACCGCCAGGGCCATAAGAATAGTGGCGATCCAGTGCAGCGTCCTAAAAGTGATGCTGTTTAACAT